TTTCTGACTTCTTGAAAATCACTTTCTGTTTTATCATCTTTTGGTACATCCACTTTGACCAGTCCAGGAGTCTGTTCCTTTTTTTCTGGTACAAATGGAATTCCTAACGCATTTCCAATTTCTTCTAGACTCATTTTATTTCCATTATTGCAAGAATGTTACATTATTATAATTGAAGGGCGTAGTTTCAATGACACTTGAGCTTTCTACTGGACCGAAAATGTGAGACTTGGCAGTAAAGGTATAAGTTGTCATTAATGTTCTGCGTTCTTCAAACGAACCTTCAGAATCCTCATATGTAGTGACCCCATCTAAAATGAAAGGAACATCCACATCTGGATAGACTTCATTGAAATTAATTTTTATCACATACTCTGGTGCAAAATTCGGTAATATTTGCTCAACAATCTGTAAATTTTCATCAATTGATCTTGTGAATGATGTCAATTCAAATCCAAAATTATATGGAACAACTTTTTTCAGACTGTAAATCGCATTTGTTGTGGGATTTTTTACAGTCCTAGCAGCCAGTTTATTTAATTTTCTACTTGTATCATACCCCATGGTTTTTATTGAAAAACACATTCTTGGAAGATCTATTTGAACTCTGGTATTTTCTGTTATGGTTCCGGGTTCTCTTAGTCTTCTATAAAATTTTTCTTTTGGTGTATATGTTAAAGGAACCCGCACCCGCAAATATTGGTCATCTTCTTTTGTTTTACGAATGTAAATTTCATTGAAAAGATTTCCAAATGTTACAACTAATTTTCTAACCGATTCATTGTAATAATCACCGAACATTATGGGGTTCCCTCAGAAAAAGGATCTGTTTCACAGTAATTTATGATATTATTCTGTCTTGATTCAAGTGATGCTATGTCATTATCACCAAAATTTTCACCTGTCAAGGAATTTTTCGGAATCAATGTATTTGATCCGGTAATTCCTGACAGATATTGTTTAGCACCAGATACGGCACCATACAAGATTGTAGTTCCAGTCAATGTGAATCCATCATCGGTTGTGACATACGCAAATGATGTTGCACCTGAAACTCCGTTGTATTGCGTGATTGTTCCAGAAGATAGCGTGGCTCCGGTTATACCGCCTACAATCAATGGATTCTCCGTAAACTGATACACAGGCTCTCCTTCATAGAACCCGTATACGGTCACTCCAGGAATTCTGGTGACATATAGTAACTTTGGAATCCAATGTCTTTCCGTTTCAAGAGCATCTATTTCAGTAACACCTGTAGTAATCTTGGAATGATCATAATTGAACAATTCACATGTTATTTTGTAGGAATAATTTCTTCCATGAACATAAAAAGGAACTTCGTGCTCAACGAAATTAATTTCAAACATTGAGTTTGAAAGTGGCATAAAAATTATATCACCTTCTCTTGGTCTTTTTATGTCCGCTCTATTTGCCGTGACTTCTTGTGCAAATCTTTTTTGTGCCATTATCAAAGTTATTCTGTCTTTAACCTGCAATCCAAATTTTGAGACTAGATCTCCGGCACCTTCAAATCCATTGGCAGATTCTATGTACATTTCAATTGGAAATGCATCAGCAAATTTATACCATTTTCCTTCACCGAATAATTGATCTTCTTTTATCATTTCTCTGGGCACATACACCATGTCCTGACCAAACATGCGAATATGTTCCATTACCATACTTTCCAGTAATGTTTGTTCTCCGGGATGTTTTTGGTTGAAAAATGGATTTGTTGCCATATATCAACCCATCTGGAATATTGGTGGACCTTCAAACGCTGTGTATATTTCATTCTCTATTTTTTCTATTTCCACATTGGCTTCATTGACCATAGCAGCCCCGCGAAGCGTTCCACCACCCGGTAATGGAATATTTTCATATTTTGCAAGGTTCAGTCCCCATTGACGTTTAACCAATTGGGTATAGTACTTTTTCAAGATACGATCATTGTAGATTTCTGTAAATTTATCAGGATCAAGTGCCAAATATGCCTCAAACATCAATCCTTGGCCCACCTTTACATCAGATTTCCAATCAGTGTTTATTGAGATTCTGTTTGATGATTTTGTGAATGCAAATGTTTTTTCTGGTGAAAAATATTGATTCATCAATGTAATGTAACGCATCGCATTGTCATAATTGGCTATAGGCAAATCTTGAGTGCCATAAAGACCTCTATTGACTTGAAAATAGTCAGACAATGCCCACTGATACTTGATATTGAACATGTTATTGGATGAACTGAGAGGATCATATGGAAATATACGAACGATAGAAACTATATCTTTTCCAGATGGGCTGTCCCCAGTAACACCGTTCGGGGGATTAATATTATCCGTGTTTATATACTTGTTGTCATAATCCTCTTGTGTCACAGTGTAAGACAAATAACCATGTAAAACGCCATCAAAATGACGCTCTGCAAATAATTGCAAAGCATCATCTAGACGGTCTGATGCCTGTTGCCAGTCAACGTTTATGTCAATGACTGGTTTCCCCAAAGCACGGAATGCGTATTCTATTAGGTCTTCTCTTGATCTTATTCTGTTATCCGGCATATTGCCCCGGAATTATGTAGGTTGTGGCGGCTCTTGGGGTTGTTCATTCACTATGGGAGCATCCGGTAAACTTACCTCAACCTTAGAAACATTTTCATAAGTCATGTTTTCAATGTAATATTTTCTTGTTATTGGTTGCTGGGATTCGTGTTCCTCAGATTCTTTATAGTTTGAGAATCCCGGCATCGCCAGCGGACAATGGAGTTTCGGGTAATCCAGTTTGGAATACTCATCTCCCTTGGCAAGAAGCCAAGTCATTTTCTTGTCACCGCAGCCACAAGCACCACAGTAATGTTGTCCTTCTTGGACATCACTATTTCGTAGATGTTCACATGGAGGAAGGACTCCTCCCTCATGTCTATTACCAAAGCAGCTCAAAACTCGGAGTTGTTTCTCCGCCTTGTGAACTTTGTTATCCGTGAGTCCTCGCGAGGCCATAGCCGACGCGAAGCTTTGGATCATGGTTAGTTTTTTTTTACGCCACTCTCGGTGGCCTGTCCGGTCCTAAACTGCGGAGAATCCGCATTTTCTTGCACCGGAGTTTCCGGTGGTGGTGGAGGAGCAACATTCTTTTTACCGCAACCGCAACCTTTTTGTTCTGACATGATTATTACCTCAAATAATGTAAACTGGAACTCTACGAACGAATCTTACATTCATTGGTTTATTGTCCGAAACCAATCTTGTATCACCATATGTAGACGGGTTAAATGATTGTGATATGACGAGAGAGAATTTTTTCCCATTTTTTCCAGTTAAATTTTGTCCATTGTATGTGGAAGAAATATATGTTGTTTTTTGCAGTGAAGTGAATCTTCCTGCCAGATTAAATCCTTGAGGAAGATTTTTAGCTATAAATGCAAGCTCGTCTCTACTTGGAATATACCAATCAGTATACCCACCCATTTTAAATGAATTCAATCTGTTTAGTTGATCTTTTGTTGTTTGAAACTTATTAAAATATCCGTCGTAGACAGAAGTTTGTTTTCTGTACACAGATTCAGATGTTTTTCTAAGCAAAAATTGATTCATATCTTTTGGTGCTAAAATTAAAGCCCAAGCATATCCTTCATTCGGATCAACACCTCCTGTTGGATATGAGCTATATGTGGTATTGATTCCCAATCCTGTCGGAGATACTTCACCAGAAGGAAGTCCAGCACTGCCCGGATCTAGACCTCCGTTTGGGTATGAATTGGTGCTATTTGTTGCAAGACCAGTTGGAGATACCTCACCGAAAGGAAGCCCTGCACTACCGGGATCCAATCCATTGTTTGGGTATGAATCAACAGAAGTATTAATTGCAAGACCAGTTGGTGATATTTCCCCTGTAGGTATTCCAGCACTATTGGGGTCTAGCCCCCCACCGGAATAAGGATCAAATCCATTCGCTCCGCCATATGCTTTATAATTTCTGGGTTTTCCTGTGAATTCATTTCCAAAAATAACAGACCCCGATGAATAAATCGGTGGACCCGGATAGAAAATTCCTAAATTCAATCCACCTTTATAAAAAGTCAATGGTTCAGGAACAGATGACATGTATACAGGTTTTTCCATTAAATGGTCTCCTGAGAACAATTTTCGGTACAATCTTCACAAGAATAATTGGTTTCACCGAGAACATAAAATGATCCATTTAATTTATTGCAGAGATCAAGGGTTATGCTTTGAATGCATCTACAAGGAGTTCCTTGTATGCAACAATTACCATACACATCACTTTGTGGTTTTCCTGTATCACCATCACCGAAATTCAATTGAGGATTTCCCAAAATTGCAGAGCAGTCCTGCGGACATTGTTCTCCATTTACATAAAATTTTGGAATATAGTTTCCAACTGTATTGTCAGTACACTCTCTTGCCAAACACACATCCTCACAATATGCATATGTTTCTCCGCCTTGATATGTGACACCACAACAGGCTCTTTTTTCTTTCACATTTCTTCCATAACCGTTTATGCAAATTTGATTTTCATCTTCGGGACATGAACCGACCATCCAAATGCCATCAAGATCCTCACATGTTGCCCTTTCTATACCTTCAGTCATTCCGGCATATGAACAAGCACAGCAACATCCCGTTGCTCCTCTTGGGAGGCATGGAGAATTTATACAGGTTGAATCATCGGTTACGCTGAAGTAACCACCTAAAGCATTACACTCGTTCAGTGTGGATTTAAATGGAACGGATCCATCATCAACTGAGCCTGTACAACAACATCCATTCAATCCTGGAAACAAATATCCAGAATAATTTATTGGTGATTGTATTCTTGACCTAAAATGAATAGACATTATGCTAGCTCCTCACAAGGATTTGGATTTCCACCACATTCAACAATGAAAGGAACTTGATTTATTTTGGCATCAATATACATCAACGGAGTAGGTGTTGCTTGACAAGAATAAATTATGTCTGTCTGGATTAAGTTATTGTATGCATCATACAATGCCGTAGGTTCAACATCATAGCCAGCACCAAATTGCAAATCTTGGAATGAAGTTCTTGCACAGTATTGACTGGTTATAAATTGAATCCCACCCAAAACATAAGTTACCTCTCCCGGAGATGCTCCAGAATAACAACATGTTCCTGAACATCTGGGACAACTAGTAGAGATCAATTGCTGGGCATATCTCTTAAAAAACAAGCATAAGTTTGGAGTGGGTAATGTATATGTTTGAAAATTGCATACGCCATTTCCACCTGAACACGGGCAAGTGTTGCAACAGCAACCTATCTCAACTTGAATTGAAGTGTCACTGCTTTGCAAATTGGTGCAGCCACTTGTGCAAATTTTTCTTTCATAATCACCTATAACCCAGAATATATCTTGCATATATTTGCTATAGATGAAATTTCTAAGTTCCGATTGACTTGAAGAAGGTGTTATTTGTGGATCAGCAAAAATATCATTTGTTGGGTGTATTCTTTTTCTTGTGAAAATTTGACCAGAAATAAATGAGTCTTTGACACACAATCTTTGTTCTCTGTATGTAAATACATCATCACCAGGACCAAAATCCATGTAGTCAACAGAACCACATACAGTATCAAGATACACTGAACTATTCAATTGAATTTTATTTGAGTTAAAATAATCGTTGTTTTCAATTGATACTCTAGGACTCCATCCATTTTGAATTTCATCATCATTTGATGGATTGTATCTATTCTTGAAACATCTAAAATCAACTGCAAGTGGAGAACCATTAGTCCCATCTATGCTTCCAGACACTGCGAGAGAATATCTACTTGCATTGCAGAACTCACAATCACCCTGATTTTTATCCCATTTAAATGGATTCCCCGTCCAATCGTTGAATATCAAATTTGGGAAAAAGCGGGCATTTTCATCAATGGACATGCATTCTTCCCTTGTGATATTTGATTCACAAGAATTGGTCGCACAACAAAGACCACGCAAAATATCAACAGGCGGTTGAGGACATTGAGTGGTACAATCCACACCTTGTCTGAAAGCACCAATACACTGTGCTTCAGTTACATTGTTGATACAATCACCATTATCCAAACAACAAGATCCTGTCGGCAAAGGCGATTCAAAACAACAATTCACTCCACCGCAAGTTGTGCCATCACCAAAG